ATCCGATCTCCAACGAAGGAATGATTCACGTAGCAGATAGTAAAACTACAAATGGCAATATCTTTACAATGTTCCCTCAGTATGACTACTACGGGCAAAAGGATACTTACGTTCAAATTGATTGGATGGTTGGTGATTTATCATGGTTAAAGTTTGCATACCATTCTGGTGAGTCCGGTAGTTTAAAGGGCTTGCACAGAACCCAGTTAATGGTCGCAATGTTATCAAACAAAGGCTACACTTTTTCTCACCTACATGGCATCAAAGAAAAGAAAACAAACAAATTTGTCGCAACAACACCAGAACAAGCGATAGATCTCTTCAGTAGCCTGTTTGGGAAACTCAATAGAGATGATTTTCATAATTTTTTGAGGCTTCATCATTTTTTAGAACTATATTCTTCTAAAGAAGAATATGAGGAAATAATAAAATCTTATTTAAAGATTCTTGATTTAGCAAAAGCACGTAAACCAATGGTTCTGAGCGGGTTTGAAAATGAAAACTCTTGATTTACATGGTGTTAAACACTATGATGTTAACGATACCTGTCACCTTTTTATCAACGACAATTGGGGCGAAGAAATGAAAATCATAACTGGTAATTCTATGATGATGAAAAAAATTGTTTCAAGAATTTTAGATTTCTATCAGTTAAAATATTCACTTGACAACCCATATCAGATGGGTTATATTATAATAAGAAAGTAATGGAGGACACATGACTACTTTTGCACACATTTCTGATACACATATACGAAATTTGAAATATCACGAAGAATACAAAATTGTATTCAAAGAAATCTACGATCAATTGCACCAAGATCAACCCGACTATATAATCCACACAGGAGATATGGCCCATACAAAGACGCATTTATCTCCTGAGTATTTTGAATTAACCTCGGAATTTCTTAAAAATCTTGCGGACATCGCTCCGACTTATATTATTCTTGGAAACCACGATGGTAATCTTAAGAACGAAAACAGACAGGATGCTGTCACGCCAATCATAGAAGCACTACAGCATCCAAATCTACATCTTTTAAAAGACTCAGGCGAGACCCAGTTGTCAGACTCGATCTGCCTTAATGTCCTCTCTGTGTTTGATCGAGACAACTGGGTCTCTCCCTCTGATAAATCCATGGTAAACATTGCGCTTTACCATGGTGCTATCATGGGATGCCAAATTTCTGATGGTTGGGCCTTAGAAAATGGTGAAGATGATGTCAATATTTTTAAAGATTTTGACTTTGCGATGCTTGGTGATATACATAGGACTCAATTTTTAGACGAAGATAAAAGAGTTTGGTACGCAGGATCAACAGTCCAGCAAAACTTTGGCGAATCTTTGAGAAAAGGGTATCTTCTTTGGAACATAAGAGGTAAAGATAGTTTTCACGTTGAGAAAAGATTATTTATGTCCCCAAGGCCCTTCTACACCGTAGAGATAAATCAAGATGGAACCCTGCCTAAAATAGACGTGCCCAAAAATGCAAGGCTTAGGCTGGTGTCAAATTATAACCTCCCTTTAGTAAAACTTAGGAGAGCCTGTGATTATGCAAACCTCAAGTGGAACCCATATTCAGTTAACTTTGTTAACAAAGCGGGATATTCTACCCAAGCAGTAGTGGAGAACGATGGCGAACGCGTAAACATGCGAGATCAAAACACTCAGGAAAAATATATCAAAGCGTTTCTCTCTGACAAAGAAATCTCCTCCGAAGTCCTTGATAGAGTTTTAGAACTAAATCGTAAGTATTCCAAGCAGATAGAGGGATCCGAGGAGGTTTCCAGAAATATTGTTTGGAAATTACGTAAAATGAAATGGAACAATCTATTTAACTACGGCGAAAAGAACGAAATCGATTTTGACAAGTTAAACGGTCTTGTTGGGATCTTCGGTAAAAATTACTCTGGAAAATCCAGTATCATAGATGCTGCCTTGTTCGGTTTATTTAATGCAACGTCAAAAGGAGAAAGAAAGAATGTTCACATCATCAATCAAAATAAGCAAAAAGCTAAGTGTCAGCTTGAGATCGGAGTCGGCGATGATACCTACGAGATTACTAGAAATCTTGAAAAATACGAAAAAACAGTAAAGGGCGAGAAATCAAAAGAAGCAAAGACGGAATTGGATTTTACTCGCTATGCTCTTGGGGAACACTTCGAGAGTAAGAATGGCACCACCAGAACCGAGACCGACAAGAATATACAGAAAACTTTCGGAACATTCAGTGATTTCTTGATAACTTCTATGGCATCTCAGACAGACGCCTTTGGATTTATCAACGAAGGATCTACAAAGCGTAAAGAAATTCTTGCAAAGTTTCTTGATCTTAAAATGTTTGAAGCAAAACACAAGCTTGCCAAGAAAGATTCTGCTGAAATGAAGGGTGTCATCAAGCACCTTAATTCAATTGACTGGAGAAAGAAGCTGCAGTGGTCAAGAGAAGCCTTGATAGAAATCAAAGAAGAGGTGGCAGATCAAACAGATTTGTGTGATAAGCACTCGGTTAGAATCAAAGCACTACAAGAAGAGCAAAAAATAATACAGGATCAATTAGATTCTGTTGGGGCTGACTGGGTTGACATTGATGAACTCAAAAACAACCTTTTAAAGAAGGAAAACGGCCTCTCTGTCGCATCTGAATCGCTGGTCAATGGTGAGAGTAGGCTTAAGAAACTGATCGCTTTAAAAGAGCGATTACGCTCTTTTATTAATGAATTTGATGCTGAGTCGAGACAATCTCAAGTTGAAGAACACAAGGTTCTTTTGAAAGATATTTCAATTATAGAAAGGAACATTCGCTCAACGAAGATGGAAATAACCAATTATCAAAATAAAATTGACCTGCTCCACGACCATGAGTATGACCCAGATTGCCAATATTGTTCCAATAATCAATTTGTAAAAGAAGCAGAAGAGGCGAAGACCTTAATTGAAAAATCCAGTGAAGCTCTAAAGCGTTTTGAGCACGACTTGGATCTGACTCATGCAAAAAAAGCGGCTATCAACATCACATATATCAAAGCAGAACTAGAGGATTACGAATTAAAGACTAGAGAGGTAAAAACAAATGAAGTGCAAATCCAAAAGATCAAAGCGCAAAATGATGCAAACGAGAGTAAGAAGGCTCTTGCGACAAAAGAGATCGAGGAGATCAACGCAAAGATTACTCACTACTATGAGAATCAAGAAGCGTATGAAAACCTCGAATCCCTGCAGCGAGACCTGAGGGCAATCCAAGCCACTGTTGGGAAGAAAAAATCGGAGGTAGAAAGGTGTAATAAAAAAGTTCTCAGTCTTATGTCTGAAGAGGGCGCTACCCGTCGTCAAATTGAAGAGGCTCGCGAAAAGATACAACAGATAGACGATGCAGAGAAAGACTATATTGCATATGATTTATTTGGCCAAGCCATGCATGCTAATGGAGTATCCTATCAGGTAATTAAATCCATGCTTCCCATTATTAACGCAGAAATTTCTACAATTCTCAATTCCCTTGTTAATTTTGAGGTGTTCTTTGATAATGTTGGAGACAAATTAGAAATTTACATCAAGCACCCGAAGTATGATCCTCGACCATTATCTATGGGGTCTGGCGCGGAAAAGACAATTGCTTCTATGGCGATACGGCTAGCGTTAATTTCTGTAACTAATTTACCAAAAAGCGAACTATTTATACTTGACGAACCAGCAACGGCTTTGGATGAAGAACATATGGAAGGGTTCATTCGACTCTTGCAAATGATCAAAGGACAATTCAAGACGGTTCTTTTAATTTCCCATCTCGAATCTCTCAAAGATATTGTCGATATGACAATTGACATTCAGAAAGTAGATGGCTATGCAAAGGTAAAAATATAATGGATGAAGAAAAAAAAGTAATGATTCAAAACGAATTGTATATTAAAAACAAAGAGAAGGGAATCCTAGATTCTATTCAAGAAAAGATCGCAAGTCGTAAATTGCTTGTTTTTCTGACAGCGACCGCTCTTATGCTCTGGGCAGGATTAGATCCAGATATCTGGGGGATGGTTGCGGTCTGTTACATTGGAGGTCAATCGGTGATTGACTTCGCCAAATCGTGGAAGCACGGAGGATAATAAAATGAAAGCGTTTTTTCACAGACTAATGAATTTATTTAGTAGCGCTTGTTGCTGCACAGCAGACTGTTGTGTTACATGTTGTGCCTGTTGCAGTTGCACCAGTTGCAAAGGGTGCTCATGATGAAAATTACAAAAGAACAATTGAAGCAGATTATCAAGGAAGAACTTACGAACGTAATGGAATCTTATGACGATGAAAAAGCCATGGCTGATAAAATGTTGTCGCGTATGAGAGCAGAGCCGATGGATGATTCTCCTACTGAAGACGATGCAGAATTTAATGAAGATGATCATGGTGATGATATCTATTCTGCTGCTAACCTTTTCAGAACTCATGATGGATACTCTATGGATGACTTTATAGAAGACATCTCGATAATGACTGGGTTCAACTTGTCTCGCGGACGTGCTAAACAAGTTTATGATTGGGCCAATGAAAGAATAGGTCCACTGGACCCGCAATGACAACTGCTTGGGCTAAAATAAAACTATGGTGCTTCCATAACTGGAGATTTCTGGTTATCGGAGGCGCTATACTTTTAGCCTACCTCCTAGGAGGCAAAAAAGTTAAGGCGCTTGAGACCCAACTACAAATGGCTCGCGACCTTTACAAAAAAGAACGAGACGCTATCGAAGGCGCTTCCGACAAAAAAACAGAAATGCTCACCGTAGCAAACTTAAAGTACCAACGAGCCTTAGAGATCGCTCATAAAACTGCTATGGAGTCCGAGGACCATACTGAATTAATTAAAGCAGAGAGAGTCCGAAGATTAGTTGAGGCAAACAAAGATAACCCAGAAGCAATTGATAAGATCTTATCAGATGAATTTGGGATTATCGTAATGACACCCGGAGATAAGTAGTGAAACTCACCGAAAAAAAACTCAAACAGATTATTAAAGAAGTGATGGGTCATCCTTGCGAGGACATACATCCGAATATAAAACAACTGATCTTATCTGGTGATAAAGAACATATCATCCAAGGGTTTGAATTATTCTCAACACTTACTGAACTAGACATCGAACTGAAGGTGCATGGCGGAGAAGAAAGAAATAAAATCCCAGATCCTCGCGTACATCTAGATGTCGAGGGGCCTGATTTACAAAGGTTTATAGAGTGTTTTCATATCGATAAATTAGTCAGCGCAAGAGCGCTTGAAAAATTTAAAAAGTCCGGAAGAGTGGCGATGAAATTCATTCCTACGGGAATGAGATATGGTGTTTTCGCAAAGCACTTTGGTGGGCCGTAATGCTATTGCTATTGCTTTCCACAGCGCTAGCAGAGCCTTTGATGGTTCACCTTGATGCAGGCGAGTCAGCACCCTTTGACGGCCGTCTAATGAACGATGAGGCTGTGGCCAACATCATTGCTGGTCGAGAGATGTCGATGGAACAATGCGAGATCCAAAAAGAACTTGCTATTTCATTAACAAAAGCAGACTTACAATTAGAAATAGACTATTTAAATGCAGAGTTGGAAACAGAAACAGAAAAGAACACAACTCTATTGGAACTTCGAGATCAAGAGATTTCATCGCTCCGAAAAGAAATAAAACCCAATAAAACCATGTGGGCTTTCTTCGGAGGTTTTTTGCTTGCGACAGGAACATCACTAGGAACTTATTACGCCGTGAGGGAAATCGATGCGAATAACTAAAGAACAACTAAAGAAACTCATTGTCGAGACCATTGATGAAATGAGAATTGACACTGTTTCGGGCTATGCCGGTAATCAAGGCGAATCAATACCTATGAAACAACAATCACTTGCTGATGCGTTTGCAAAAAAATACGATCATGAAATTGAAATTGCCGACGATGGAGAGAAGGTTTTCTATCTTTTTGACGACGACTTGTGGGCAATCTCAGCCGCTGACGTCCCAAAATCGTGGAGTAGAGAGTCTACTGGATCAGAATCTTATATTTATCATACTGGAGAATATATAAAATGAAAATAACCAAAGAACAATTAAAACAAATTATAAAAGAAGAACTAGAAATGATAATGCAAGAATCATCTTTGAATGTCAAAGAGATCGATGAAATTATCGAAAGAAATATGGAAGAGGGAACAGTAGATCAAGCAGCCTACGAACTGAGTCACTATACTGCTGATCAAATAGCGGAATATGCTGGTATTCTTGGAGTGTTGTCTCCGGGAAAAAACAGATTTATCCAAGCAATTGAGCGCGAAATGGAGTAAAATGAGTACCAAAGACCCAAACTACGCCGTCAAAGTAGAACAAGCGATTGCAAAGAAATACGGCGAAGAAACCGTTGTGAACCCAAAATCTACTTGGAATGATAATAAAGAAAAAGAATATTTAGAACAATTAAAAGATACCTTCTCATCAGACGCAGACACAGAAGACCTAGATAAAGAAGAGATCTTTGGCGTTTTTATACCCTCAAAACTACTTAAAGAAGAATCTAAGCGTTCTTGTCCTGTTTGTAATACATATTCATTTAAATCCAATGATGATGTCTACATGACCAAATTTGAATGTTGCTTTAGCTGCTATATTCAATGGGTTGAAGGAAGAGAGAGTAGATGGAAAAGCGGATGGAGACCCAATAAATGAGTTCAACAACATTAGAGATTATTCAAGGATTAGCTCAAGCAGCATCAAATGCATATGATGGTGCTCATGATGAAAGATTTTCATTGGATGGTCAATTACGTAAAGTGGGATTAAACAGAGAAGAGGGATGCCCCTTAACGGATAAAAGAGTTAACGATGGTTTCTCAGTTAAATTTTACGCAGACTCTGTTTGTATAAATTATCAGAGCGATGTTCGTCTTAAAGATGTATCAGATCCAAAGTACGAACAAGAAATTGAAAGAATGTTAAATGAAATCAAGAAGTTCCTTCAAAAAGAATATAAGGCGATTACCGGAAATGGAATCACTCTTTCTAAGAAAGGTGAGCCCAAAATTTTAGTTCAATCAACTAGTCGTGTCAGAACTTTTGTTCAGGCATACCAACACTACAAAATTTCAGGACTGGCCTCTGATGAAAAGTATGAACCCAGCGTTAGAGATATCACCCGCAAATTTTTAGAACAACACTCAACAAAAAGACCTCAGAATGACACGCGCAAAAAGGAAACAAAAAAATGAGAATCACTAAAGAACAATTAAAACAAATTATTAAAGAAGAACTGGAAGCCGTTACGGGTCTTGAGGAAAAAAATCAAAATTTTTCTGCTTGGAAAAATGATGGATATAGAGAATATTACAACAAAAAGGCTGCTTGGAAAAATGTATTCGATGCAGCAGTGGCTGCTAGTTATCAAGAGAACCCTGAGGCCGAAGCAAATAATATTATTAGAGCGGTTCAACAGGCAGGTAAGGAATCCGTAAACAAAGATCGAACAGGTTTTGAAGGGATTACTAGAGCCATTAGGGAACTAGAAGAAGCGGGTATAGATACCGGTGGTGCTCTTTCTCTTCTTCAACAATGGAATGCATAATACTAGAGGCTAAATGGCGTTTAAACTCTCAAAACAAGAAATTGTCAAGGAGATTGTGAAGTGTGGGAAGAACCCACAATTCTTCATTGATAACTATTGCCTGATTTCACATCCATTAAAAGGACTCATCCCTTTCAAAACCTTCGATTATCAGAAAGACCTACTCAAGGACTTCAACGATTATCGATTCAATATTATATTAAAAGCCAGACAACTTGGTATCTCCACAATCTCAGCGGGATACATTGTCTGGTTTATGCTTTTTCACCGAGACAAGAATATTCTTGTTATCGCGACTAAGTTTCAAACAGCAGCGAACTTAGTAAAGAAAGTAAAATCTATTATGAAACACCTTCCGGATTGGATTAAGATAGCCAAAATTGTCACGGATAACAAAACTTCATTCGAATTATCAAACGGCTCCCAGATCAAAGCCGGAACCACTTCTGGAGACGCGGGTCGTTCGGAAGCCTTATCATTGCTTGTTATAGACGAGGCAGCACACGTAGAAGGCCTTGACGAGTTGTGGACAGGTCTTTACCCTACTTTGTCTACTGGAGGGCGCTGCATAGCTTTATCAACCCCTAATGGGGTAGGTAATTGGTTCCACAAGACATACGTTGATTCTGATGCTGGTGAGAACGATTTCCACCCAATTAATCTACCTTGGGATGTACATCCAGAACGGGATCAAAAATGGTTTGCCAAAGAGACAAAAAATATGTCTCGAAGACAAATCGCCCAAGAATTGGAGTGTAACTTCAATACATCCGGCGACACAGTTATCCACCCGGATGATATGCAATGGCTATTTGAAGGAATAAAAGATCCCATCTACAAAACTGGATATGATCGCAATTTCTGGATCTGGGAAAAATATATCGAGGGAGCACCTTATTTGTTGGTTGCAGACGTTGCGCGAGGCGATGGAGCGGACTATTCAGTCTTCCATATTATCAGATTAGACACAATGAATGTTGTAGCCGAATATCAAGGCAAACCAAGCCTTGATCTTTACTCTAAAATATTAAATGAAGCCGGTAATGAATATGGTAAGTGTTTATTGGTTGTAGAAAATAATGGCATTGGAATATCGGTCCTTGAGAAATTAAACGACCTACAGTATCCAAATATTTATTGCTCTATAAAATCGACCCATGAATTTATAGACTCTGCGCTAGCTGAAAACAACGACAGAGCTATAATGGGTTTCACCACCAGTACCAAAACTAGGCCTTTAATTGTGGCTAAATTAGAGGAGTACGTAAGAAATAAACTAATTAAAGTAAATTCTTCAAGAATTTTTCATGAATTTAAAACTTTTATATGGTATAATGGAAAACCACAGGCGATGAGATCTTACAATGATGATTTAGTTATGTCTTTAGCGATCGGATGTTGGGTCAGAGATACCGCCCTGCAGGAAAACCAAAGAGAAATGGAGTATAAAAAAGCAATGTTGGGGGGAATTATGAAATCAACAAAAACTTTTGACACGAAAATCCAAGGACAAAAAGGTTACAAACAAAGTTTTGAAGAAAAAAATAAAGAACAAATAAAAAATAAAAAAGATTTTTTATGGATTTACAAAGGATAAACAATGGCTAGTAGAAAGAGAAAACCCGGTAATAACCCAAATAATAGCGAAGCACCACTTTATAAAGCGTTGACTAGGATCTTCTCAGGACCAATGGTTCAAAGAAGAACGCAAACAGGCCGTCAACTTCGGCGAAGAGAATTGGACAAGTTTTCTAGAAGGTTCAAATCTACCTCTGGTCTTCAATTTAAAAAAGTTGAATATAATCCCATGAACATAATGGCCCTAAACATGATTCAAAACAGGAATCGATCGGAACGTTATGTTGATTTTGATCAAATGGAATACACGCCAGAGATAGCCTCATCGCTTGATATTTATGCTGATGAAATGACAACTCACTCTGCTTTGACTCCAATGCTAAAAATAAAATGTGCGAATGAAGAGATAAAATTTATTTTGCAATCTCTCTACTATGATATTCTAAATATAAACTCTAATCTTTTTGGATGGGCTCGGACTATGTGCAAATATGGGGATTTCTTTTTATATTTAGACATTGATGAAGAACAGGGAGTTAGGAACTGCATAGGACTGCCTCCACAAGAAGTAGAAAGACTTGAAGCCCAAGATGATACAAACCCAAACTATATTCAATTTCAGTGGAATTCAGCCGGCTTGACTTTTGAAAATTGGCAAGTTGCTCACTTTAGGGTTCTAGGGAATGATAAGTATGCACCCTATGGAACTTCAGCGCTGGAGCCTGCTAGAAGAATCTGGAGACAATTAACTCTGCTTGAAGATGCTATGATGGCCTACAGAATAGTCAGAGCTACAGAAAGAAGGGTGTTTAAAATTGATGTTGGAGGAATAGCGCCTCAAGAAGTTGAGCAATATATGCAAAAAGTTATGACTCAAATGAAAAGACATCAGGTTGTGAACCCCGACACTGGTCGAGTTGATTTAAGATACAATCCCATGTCTATTGAAGAAGATTATTTTATTCCCGTAAAAGGTGGTACCTCTAGTACCGATATATCAAATTTATCTGGTGGAGCCTTTACTGCTCAAATTGAAGACGTAAAGTATCTTAGGGATAAACTATTCTCAGCACTCAAAATCCCACAATCTTATCTAACTATGGGCGAGGGGGCGACGGAAGACAAGACCACATTAGCACAAAAAGATATAAGGTTTGCCAGAACTATCCAGAGATTACAAAGGATTATAGTGTCAGAACTAGAAAAGATAGGCATCATTCATCTTTTTACATTAGGATATCGCGGGGATGATTTATTAAATTTTGATCTGTCTTTAAACAATCCATCGAAAATTGCCGAGATGCAAGAACTTGAGCATTGGAAGACTAAGTTTGACATTGCTGGGGCTGCAACAGAAGGTTATTTTTCAAAGCGTTGGGTTGCAGAAAATTTACTTGGTTTGTCGCAAGATGAATATGTGAGAATGGAACGTGAAATGTTTTATGACAAGAAAGTCGCAGCATCTCTAGAGGCTATAGCAGCCGCAGCAGAGGGAGACGGCGGAGGCCTTGGGGGTGACCTAGGAGGTGATCTCGGAGGTGACCTTGGTGGTGATGACCTAGGTGGTGACCTTGGTGGTGATGACCTTGTTGGCGGTGACGACAGTGGAGATGATGACGATGTTCTTTTGGCAGAACCACCCGGAAAACGTGATGACGACGCCAGACCTAAGAAAAGAGGCAAGTATAAAAGGCATCAAAGGACATACAGAAAAGGCGGGAGACGCAAGCAAATGAATAATATTGCAACAGGCGAGGTCGGCACTTTACGTAAAACTTTTCCGGGAAAAGTTGGCTTTGGCGGATTAGACTCTCTTTCTAGAGGTATGATGGAAAACAAGCAAACAGATATTTTAGAAGAACATAAACTATTTAATACTGACTTTGAAATTAAGTCTTTAATAGAATCACTAAAAAAGGTTGACGAAGATGAAACATAATAAGAAAAGAAACACCGCTTTTCTTTACGAATGCCTAATAAAAGAATTAACAAAAGCAATCGTTAGAGAAGACAAAAAAAGACAATTTCTTACAAAGAAAGTTTTGAAAGAATTTTTCAGTAACAACAGTGAGTTAAGAAAAGAATTGAATGTTTACAAATCTCTTTTAGAATCAAAACAATTAGATTCTTCATTTTCCAAAAGATTATTGGAAGAAACAAAAATTGATTTCTATAATTTAAACCGAAAAACTATCTTTAATTCTCAAACTAGCTTGATAAATATAATGAATAAAAACTTAGGCAACTCAGTCTTTTCTAATTTTATTCCAAACTATAAAGACATAGCATCAGTTGGTCTTTATTTTCAAAATCAATCTTTGCCTGCCAAAAAAAGGATAATGCTTGAAAATAAACTTATTGAATTCCTCGGTAGAAAAGATAAGAAAACATCTGAGATGAAACACTTAGATAATTTGGAATATAAAACATTTGTTAACAAATTTAACAACGCGTACGAAAGGACATTGAGAAAAGAACAGAAAGACCTTTTGACTAATTATATTATCTCATTTTCTGATAATGGATTGGGACTTAAGAGTTTTTTAAATACAGAAATTGGACGCCTCAAAGAGTCCCTACAGCAGGAGATAGTAAAGAACCACAACGGCACGATTAATGAAAATTTTAAAAAAGTTAGGGAAAAGCTGCTGGGCTACTCGCAAGTTCCAATAAATCAACAAATGATTGAGGAAATCTTTTACATTCAAGATTTGATAGCGGAGGTATCAAGAGGTGACAGTTAAAATCAACATCGAAGATGACAACCCAAAAGAGAAAGAAGACACTCTATCTATAAAAATAACTTCAAGCACTGAGGAAGTCGGAGTAGAAATTATCGAAGAAGACACAGTGGATTTTAATTTAAAACTAAGATCTTCGCTTGGTGGTGATCTAATGATTTTGGATCACAAATTTATAGATATAGTAATCCAACCATCAAACAAAAAAGTAGTGACTTTCGCAAAAGATGTTATGTCAGATATGGTCTATGGTGCTGAGTCTAGACTTTTAGAGTTTTTAAGATCGAAAGGGATCATTGTTTATGATTCTATCCAAGGCGGGAATGTTTATGGATCTCTAGAAGGTGTGTTGCAAGAATCAAGTGAACTTGATGTTGTGAAATCTACCTTACTAAACATCTTTGAATGGATGAAGACTGAACAATCTCTGATTTCCGGTGTCACATCTTATGAGGAAATACAAGATGATGCTCTTATAGAGCCTGATAATGAATTTTCTACTGATCTTGGTGAAGTTCCACAAGAAGCTGATAAGGGTTCGATAAATACAAGAACCATTTTTGCCCCTTACCTATATGGAAGATTTGTTTACTAGAGGCTCACATTGAATTTATTAAATTTTATTTTAGTGACCTATGGCATGACATTTATATTGGTTTATGGAAAAATCTTTGAGGACATCAGGCCCAAAAAAGATTATAGTAAAAAATGGAACACTCTTTTCCACTGCCCTTTGTGCATGGGATTTTGGTGTTCTCTGTTTTTGTTTTGCATAAACGGCTACACAGAACTATTTACATTTGAATATTCCCTTGGGAATGCTTTCTGTCTCTCTTGTTTGGGAGCCGGAACTACTTATTTGCTCTCCATGGTCGTAGATGATGATGGATTAAGAGTATCATCAAGATCAGGAGGTGATTATGTTGATGATTAAACGATGGATGCTTCAACCTGTCCGTCGCTGCTGCAGCGGATCCTGAAGCGCGCCGGTAGCGCCGGCGAATAATTTATTTTGAGGAAATAATGTCTAAAACTTTATTGCGAGAATTCTATGCCTTGTGTGAGGGAGGAATTTGTCAAGATCTTTTAACTGAAGAAGAGAAAAGAGAAATGTCAAATGGAGCCTTATACATGTCAGGTCGACTACAAACAGCCGACAAACAAAATGGTAATGGTAGGGTTTACCCCTATCAAGTACTTAAGCGAGAAATGGATAATTATGCTAAGATTGTAAAAGACGATCGTGCATGTGGAGAATTAGACCACCCAGACGACTCTGTTGTAAACCTCAAGAACGTCTCTCATATAGTCACAGATGTTTGGTGGGAAGGAAAAGATGTTATGGGAAAACTAAAAGTTCTTGACACCCCCTCTGGGCGGATCCTAAAGGACCTCATAAATGCCGGTGTTAAATTGGGCATTTCTTCAAGAGGTCTGGGTTCTGTTACTGAAGCGGCGAATGGTGTTGTAAAGGTGGAAAGCGATTTTCAGCTAATTTGCTTTGACATAGTATCTGAACCTTCAACGCCTGATGCCTATGTATATCCTAAAGAAAAGTCTGTAGTGTCCACTAGATTGAAAGAAGCGAGAGAAAACAGCATTAATCACTTATTTAGAAAAATATTGGGAGATTAAATGAAAACAGAGCAATTAAAAAAAATTCTTAGACCACTCATAAAAGAATGTGTGAGGGAAATCATTTTTGAAGACGGGACATTATCTACTATTATCTCCGAGGTTGTAAAAGGAACCAGCGGTGTCGTTCTAGAAACAAAAGAAAACAATAAACAACAGCCAGATTTAAGTAGAGAGATTTCCAAAAGACAAGAAAAGTTGAGGGAACATAAGAATAAAATGCTTGATGCTATTGGTAGAGATGCTTATAATGGAGTTAATTTATTTGAGGGTGTCACACCAACAAGTTCACCAAGAAACAATTCAAACAACCCGCACGGGTCTCAGCCACTGGATGGTATTGACCCTAGAGATCCGGGCGTTGATTTATCTTCGTTTGCGAATTCTAAGGTGTGGAAAAAACTAGCAGGAAATTAAATGGCCACAAATCATGTAGAAAAACCTCGCAGAAATGAGGATCCCAATAGGTTTATCAAAAGATTTATTAAAAAGTGTAAAAAACTTGGAATAATCGACGAAACTAAGGAAAGAAGATTTTATAAAAAACCCTCCGTTAAAAAACGTCTTGCAAAAAAAAGAGCGATTGCAAGGCATAAAAAAGCGCTGCGTAAAATGAGATCGCGGCAATAATTAAATAAATTTACTAGTTATGTAGTAGGAGTTTTATAATATGTCTTCCAATGTCTATTCAGTAGGATTAAGAAACGTCGGGTCTTATCAGGCTTCAGGCCACCCTTACCTAAGTGCATCAGTTACTTCAAACGTGATTGGGTCTGTTTTGTCATCTTCATTTGATTTTCCTTATGTCTCTAAGACAATAAGAGTAACTAACTTAGACCCTACCAACAATGCGATTGTTAGTTTTGCGCCCTTATTAAATAATGAAACGGGTTCTTACGGTTATAATAATGCTGCGTCTGGGTCTGGTAATTGGCTGTTTCTTTCTGCTTCTACATCAATAGAATTAAACGCAAAAGCCAAGCAAATTTTTATAGCTCCAGCAAGCAATAATGCAATCTCATGCTCTGTTTTTGCTGAACTAACTAACATACCTACTAATAGGTTATATTCTTATGATGGGTTGTCTGGGATAACCGACATTAGTGCTTCTGTTCCATCCTCAGGTAACGGACTATTAGAACAAGTTCCAAACGTTTACTCGGTTGGAATTAGCAACGTTGGCTCTTATCTAGTATCAGGACAGCCTTACATAACAGGATCTTTTATAGGATCAACAGAAAATAAAATAGGGGTCGGCCTAGAAAAAACAATTAGTTTTCCCAATGTTCCAAAGACATTTTCCGTTTGGAATTATTCAAGCGACCCTAGTAGTAGATTAAGAATTACATTTGCTAACACCGGCTCGATCCAAGGGTACCCAGCATGCTATATTGAATTGGCGCAAAATGAAACAACAACCTTAAATGTAAAATGTAAAGAAGTTTATTTGTCGGCAGTATCCGGTGACGTTTTGTGGAAAGTTTACGGTAGTTTAACCGGTATTCCACGCGAAAGGATGTATGATCTTACTGGCTCCGGAATTACACACTAAAAGGAGTTTTCAATGTCATCAAATGTCTATAGCGTAGGATTAAGGAATGTCGGATCTTATCAGGTGTCCGGGGCGCCTTATGTTAAGAGGCAGTCGGTTAATGCCGAAGAGGAAGTTAAAATTGAACTTCCTTACGTTGCAAAGAACATAAAAATACGAATACCCTCACCTCCGAATAACGCGACAAATGTTGATTGTGGTGCTGGTGGGGCCTATTGGTGGAGTTATCAAACAAACAGCAGCTTTGCACAACAAGGTAACCTGCCCTCGTTTGGCGGGGGAACATCTTCGGGTGTTCGAGACTATACTTACTCTTTGTGGTTCAAGGGTACCCCCGATTCAACCACCGACATGCTGCTGGCGATGCTAGGACCGTCACCTTTGGGCTATAGATTAATTATGGCTGCCGGAACAGGGACCTTTGCAAACATAAAAGTTTATATGTGGGACGCAGCAGATGTTGCATCTGCACATCCAAACAGTTTGAATACTGCAACATATAATACTGGTGACTTGGCTGTTAATGATATGAGAACAAACTGGAATAATCTTATAATCACTCAACAAACTGGGTCTACACATTTTTATGTTAATGGAGCATTTGCAACAAAACGAACTGGTGGGCAACTATTAGAGTCAAATAATATTATGAAAGGCTTTAATTCTTCCGGTAAAACCGCTTCAATTTTTTCATATGATGAGGAGATTATTT